CTTTGTTTTCCTGCCACAGGTGCAGGGGCACGCGGAGGATGTGGCCCTCCTGCTGCGACTCATAGCGGAAGATGAAGGAGCGCGTGCCTTTGTCGTGAAAGTCATACGGTGCGCTGTTGCCGACGCCGACGAGCTTCACGAGGATGAGCGGCTCGCCAGGGCGGCGGTATTTGGCGAGGACAGCGGAGTCAACGCGTGCGGGCAGAAGGGTGGGTGCGGTGGATGTGGGGGGCTTCATGGGGGAGAGTGAAAAGGGGTAAGTGAAAAGTGAAAAGGGCCGGAGTTCTGGATCGTCCTCGTGCTCCTACTCGTCCTCGATTCTATGGCGCCGCTGGGTCTTGAATGACGAATGACGAATGACGAATGACGAATGACGAATGACGAATGACGAATGCGGTGTGCTGGCGAGTGGGAGGGCGAATAGGACGGCTAATTCGGGGGATAAGTGGGCTGCGTGGTTTCTTGTTACTCCCCTCCTGTTTCCTCCCTGGGGCACTGCCGAGGCGGTGCCCGCTAGGGAGGTGGGAGGAAAAATGACGAATGCCAGAAGCTGGAGAGAGGAATGCCTGATTGTGGTTGTTTGTGGTATTGATGGAGTAGTCTTGCAGGCGGTGAGTGTTTTGCGGTCGGCTATTTCTCCTACTCCGCCTCCCTTGGCTTGATCGTGCGCTTCATGGCCGTTCAAGTTAAGGGAGGAGGAGGAGCAAGAAAGGGAGTGGCAGCCCGCACGCTGCACGGCGCACCGTGCGGGCCGCGTTGTTCATCAGGCGCTCAGCGTGGGCACTTCCAGGCCGGGGTGCTGGCCGGCATGGCGCAGCAGGGAGTGGCCGCTGGTCTTGCCATCGGTGCGGATGCACGGGGCCTGGCCAAAGATGGTCTCATAGCCGCCGCCATCCACGAAGGAGTAGTCGTCCTTGTCGCCCACGAGGAGGTCGTCCCCCACGTAGGCGCGCACGGCGGTGTCCTGGCCGAGGATGAGGCTGCACATGTCCACCGCGCCATTGGCATTGCACGGGATGATGTAGGCCCCTACTTCAAACTTCGCGGTCCACACGAAGTCCGGCGAGCAGTTGGACGTGGCGCCCGCGCCACCAGCGGCGGCCGTATAGCTGCCGTCAGACTGCATGCCCCAGGTGTCGCCTGTGGCGATGAAGTTGCCGAGCGTCGCCGTGCCGATGTCCGTGCGTCCGGGTTCGTCATAGGTGTTGGTGGGGTTCAAGACCGCCGAGAGGGTGATCTTGTTGCCATTGTTGCCGGTGCCGACCCAGCTCACAAAACCCACCGAGCCATCGGGATTGATGATCCACGCGTAGTACGTGGCGCTGGTGATGTTCGAGTAGAAGGTCGTCCATGCCACACCGCCGGGCGCTGTGGTGGCGCTGCTGGCAGACTGGCCCTCATACCACTCATACGCGTAGCCGCCCATCCATGCCATGTAGGGCGTTTTGGTGTCCGAGGCATGGCTCTTGAGCTGCAGCGTGGCGGCATTGTCTGCCAAGCCGACAGCAACACCGAGCATCGCACGCGGTGCCAGCGGATCGGCGCACTGGTCGTTCTCAGGATCGACGGACGCATGCTCAAAGAGGCCCACACCGTTCCAGTCCAGCAGCTTGCCGGAGAAGAGCGGGTTTTCCTCGTTGCTGCGCGCACCGCCGTGCAGGGCGGCCTGCTCATAGCTGGAGGAGTTCTTGATGCTGGCGATGGCCGCATCAGGAATGTACACCATCGGCTTGTACACCGGGCTGCCGTGCTTGCTCGTCACCACGATGCTGCGGCCGCCGAGACGACGCCACTGCGGGATGGCATTGGTGATGCCGGAAGGCGTCAGCGTGTCCAGCGCATTGAGGCTGGCCAGGGTCTTGCGCGCATTTGGGTAGATGATGTTGCCCACGCCCTGGAGCTTGAGCGCCATCTTCATGTCGTTCATGCGGCGGCGGCCCAGCTTTTCGCGCAGGGCCAGCAGCACGGCGGACTTCACGCCGCCGCCTCCGGCCATGAACTTGAGCTGCTTCTTGGTGAACTTGAAGGCATCGCGCCAGAAGTCCACCACGCAGCCGAAGGTCTTGAAGTCCACGCTGGACTCATTGCCACGCAGCGGCTGCTCGCCACGCGCACCGGGGCCGCGCGGCTGGCTCATGACGGTGAATTTGACCTCGTCGCCCGCGTGGGCGTTGCCGATGTCTTTGCGAACGATGAAGGGCTTGCCAGAGCCCTCCGCGCCTTCGAACATCGAAAAGTCATCCACCGAGCGCGCGCCCTTGCGGAGCTGCTGGGAATAGACTTTGGCGACGACGGAGGGATCAGCCGCGACGGCGGCTGCGAGTGTGGAAACGACGGATTCAGCGTGATATTCGCTCATAGGTGTGTCTCAATGAAGAGATGGATTTGAATGTTTTTGAGTTGAGTTGTGTTTGTCGGACGTTTTGCGAAAGCGGCAGAAACTACCAGACAGTGCGCTAAACTACCAGACTAACGGCGCGACTTGGCGGCGGCGGTCAGCTTGTCCAGGCTCTGAATGAATGCGTCCTGCTGCTCAGGTGTCAGCTTGTCGATTTCCGCCATGGCCGTCTGGGGTGACAGCGTGCCGGCGGAGAAACCGGGGCCAACCGGTGAACCGGGGAGGCGCAGCGCATGGCGCGGCGCGGGCGGCACCAGAGACGTGCCTCTCGCGGGGTTCGGGCTGTGCGCCGCGTGTCCCGTGAAAAACTTGTCGATCACCCGCCGTCCGATCTTCTCAGGCCAGTCAGGGTAAAGGAGGATTGGGTCGTTCTTGGCCTCTGCAAGCAGAATTTCATCATCGCAGCAATTGACGAAGCCAGAGCCGCCATCGGCGATGAGATCGGCGAACTGATCCATCGCCCGCGTATGGCTTTCCGCCTGGCTGCCGCGCCATTCATGGTCCACCACGGCGGCCTCGCGCCGTGCCTCGCGCAGGTCCATTTTCACATCCGTCATCTGCTCCATCAGGTCTGCGGCGGCGGGGTCGTAGGACTCCTTGGCCTGCTGGTACTGCTGCTGCAGCACCGACAGGTGGTGCTCCAGCTCCGCCACCTGCGGCGCGGCGGGAATGGCCTGTGAAGAGTCCGGTGCGGCGTGAAAATCTGGCGCGCTCTCCTGGGTGAATCCGTCTCCGGCAGCCTGTGCCTGAGCGGTGATGCCAAAGACCTCTGCAAACGCCTCCGCCGGCGCTCTGCCCGCACGGATGAGATCCAGCGCCTGCACCGTGCGCGCGCGGTCCTCAGCCTTCAGCGCCTTGATGGACACGCGCGAAGGAGCCCCCGCGCTCTCCGCGCCCGGCGCACGCTGCGTGAGCTGCGCGGCCAGCGCCGACTCCACACGCTCAGGATCGCCGCTTTCAAAATCCGCCACCTGCGCGTCCGTCATCTTGGTGAGGTCCGCGTTCTCCAGCGCCTCATCCAGCGCGGAGGAGAGTGTCGTGGCGGCATCGTGGGAGGCATCTCCAGCACCGGCGGTAGGGGTGCCGGAGGAGAGGCTTTCCAGCACCGCGCTGGCATCGGCCTCGGAGAGGCTCGCGAGCACGGGGCCGGCCTCTGCGGCGCCGGAGGTAGATGGGGTGTAGTCGTCAGGCATGGTAGGGTGTGGTTTTTTGTGGCAGTTGGAGAAATGACGAATGACGAATGACGAATGACGAATGACGAATGACGAATGACGAATGACGAATGACGAATGACGAATGACGAATGACGAATGACGAATGGCCGGAGCGGCGGATGACAGTGGTAGTGGCGGTCAGGGCCGGACCGGGCTTGCTGCGGGAGACATGCTGTGGTCAGGCATTGTGAGAAGAGCCTTGGGTCCGTTTTTCCAGAGTCAAGCGCGATGGTGAAAAAAGTTACCGATCTTCGCGGCGGCTGGTTTTTTCTGGTAGGTTGTGCTGGCGGTGGGTCCTGTGATTCGGGCGCTCCCGGCCGCAATCCGGGTGCTTCTGGACAGATCGAAGGCGAGCGTCAGCGTATGGCTTGATCGTTGGATGGCAATCAGCCGATGAATGCATCCGTCGCTCTGATCGGCAGCAGGTTTGTCAAGTATTTGCACCCTAACCCCATCCACACTATGCCGCTGCGGTGGGATCTATCCCAAGTGTTTCGGCCAGGGTGGAACTAGCCGAACCGTTTTTCGCCTTTTCCCTCTCTCCAAAGTTCTCGGTCTGTCGACTCAGTCCATCTCTACACATTTCATGATCTCATAGATTTCAGCATCTGAAAGGGGGGCGGAATCCAAAGACAAACTCCCATCCCATTCGGGTATGGGATACGTGCTTGGATTCTTTCTCCACGCTTCCAGCAGCGGGGCGTAGCGGGCGTTGAGCACTTCGTCTGGCCAGGGATTGGCACTGAAATACGAGCACACTTTGAGCGCCGCCATCTGGCCAGGGTCCCAGTCAAAGGCATCCCAAAAATAGTCCATCACCGTGAAAGAGTTGAAGCTGTTTTCACCCGCCGGGTCGTGGGTCAGCAGCATCAAGGCCAGCAAGTGAGTGACTGATTTCTCAGCCATGGCGGCTTGCCGTAGCAGTTCGATGATTTCTGAGTCAACTCCTCGTGCGTCTATCATGATGTCAGCCTCTGGGCTTGCGGTAGTTTACCTGAATATCCGTGTATTTGCCGTTTTCTCCAATGCTATGATTGATTTCGACCTCGGTATATCCATGCCTTGCAGCTTCCAGGCCGGTCCAGGTCATTTGAACGGCGCTCTTCAAAGGTGTGCCGCCTTGAGTCAAAGCATTGATTTTCGCC